GACTGAGGTGGTACAGCGCACAGAAGAGAAGATGCGTCTGCTAGGGCCTGTCCTTGGGCGTCTACAAGCTGAGTTGTTACAGCCTTTGATTGGTCGTGTTTACAACCTGATGGTCAGACAGAAGCAGTTTGCTGCCGCGCCAGATTTTATGCGAGACAGTGATATTGAAATCGAATACGTTTCACCGCTAGCGAAAGCGCAAAAACAGGGCGATATACAATCAGCGTTGAGAATGCTGGAACTATTTGGACCACTTGCACAGCTTGATCAGTCAGCATTGGATTATATTGATGTTGACGGCATGTCTAAGTATTTGCTTAAAACATTGTCTGTTCCTGCGACAACTATTCGTGGTGAGTCAGAAGTAGAAAGCATTAGAGAAGAGCGTCGAGTACAGCAGGAGCAAATGGCAGAGCAACAACAAGCACAAGCATTGGCAAGGGCAGCGGGAGATGCTGCTCCGTTTATCAAAGCGGCAGGATAGTCATGACTAAGAGACCAAGAGTAAGTGCCAAACAGTTTGATCAGATCTGTGAAGAACTGGCAGATGGCAATTCTTTAGAAAGGGTTTGTAAATCTGAGGACCTACCGTCATGGCGAACGGTACTTAGGCATGTTCAGGAGAACGATGAGGCTTACTTTCAGTACCGCAAAGCCAGAGCTCTCCAGGCAGAAATGCTGCGAGATCAGATCATAGATATTATTGAAGCCCCATTGCCAACTGATCCCAAGCTTGCAATGGCAGAGGTCCAGCGAAGACGCCTGGAAACAGACCAGAAAGACAAATACGTTAGGCAACTGGCACCGCTTGGAATCAGGGATCGCGCAGAGGATAGTGCAGACAAGAAGGTGTCGGGAACAATTACCTTAAAATGGGACGATGCGACAGCCTGATATGCTGAAAGATCCAGAAGAATTACGCGCCGCATACAAAATGCTTTTTGAATCAAGCGATGGTCAGATCGTTATTGACGACCTCGAGCGCAGATTTCATGTGTTTACATCTGTATTTTCTACTGAATCGACAGATACAGCCTACCGTGAAGGTCAAAGAACGGTAGTGCTGTTTATTAAATCAATGCTAATTGATCTTAAACTAGCGGGAGAAGCAGAAGATGAATGAAGAACAGGTAGCTGAAGTCTCAGAAGATGCACAGGTAGATGCACCAGAGGTAGCTCAGTCTGTAGAAGATTGGAGAGGTTCTATTCCAGAAGAGATTCGGGAGCATAAATCTTTACAACACATCAATGATATTGGTGCGCTTGCGAAAAGCTATGTACATGCTCAATCAATGATAGGTGCTGACAAGGTAGCAATACCTGGAAAGCATGCAACCGATGAGGATTGGAACGAGGTGTATCGCAGACTCGGCGCTCCAGAGTCATCAGAACAATACAATATAGTCCACAACATCCCAGAAGGTGAGAAAACAGATCAGGGAATGGTCGATTGGTTTGCCAGCGCTGCTCATGCAGCAGGCCTTAACCAGATGCAGGCACAGAAGCTGGCTGATCAGTGGAATGACATGGCGGCGCAGGGCGCTCAGTCTGAGGTTGCCGATTATGAGTCCTATGTCAAAGATGTAGAAAAGGAGCTGCGCTCGGAGTATGGGCAGGCATTTGATGACAAACTCAACCTTGGCAACGGGGTTGTGAGCGAGTTTGGAGATCTTGAAGTACTTGAGCTTCAGATGGCTGATGGCAGCTACCTAGGCGACAACCCGAATGTGATTCGATTATTAGCGAACATCGGCTCTTTCATGCAGGAAAAAATGGGCGAGGACACTCTTGAAGGCGTTAAGCTTTCAGGGGGTTTAACTCCTGAGCAAGCCCGTGATAAAGTATCTGAGTTGACTGCTAACGGAAGCCCGTATTGGGACGCTCGACATCCTGAGTATGATTGGTATGTTCAGGAAGCGATGAAGTTCCGGGAAATTCTGAATGTGTAGTCCTGAGTTTAAACTTGAGGTTTTACGGGTTACACTTCAGCATGCAACAGGTTCTGTGATGAACGATCCATTATCGGCAGCACAGAAAAATCTTGAGTGGTGTTTAAAGTCTGAAGATAAAGCGAAAGCTCCTAATGACTCACCATCACGCAAGAAAAAGAATCCAGGACAAGCGAGAGCCCCTGGCGTTGACAGTGTACTGTTTACTATTGAATAAATAATCGTCCTGTTTCACAGGGTAGCGAGAAGGCGTTTTTTCTAGCTAAGTGGAAGGGGACAGATATGTCTACACAAATTACAACTGCGTTTGTGAACCAGTTCTCCAGCAATGTCACTCTGCTATCACAGCAGCGTGGATCATTACTGCGTAGTGCAGTCAGCGAGGAGTCTGTCACAGGCGAAAAAGCTTTCTTTGACCAAATTGGTGCATCAGCAGCCATCAAGCGTACATCGCGTCATTCCGATACTCCGATTGTGGATACTCCGCACTCCAGGCGTATGGTGACGATGGATTCGTATGAATGGGCTGACCTGATTGATGATGCTGACAAGGTTCGCTTGTTGATTGATCCGACATCAGCCTATGCTCAAACAGCCGCAAATGCGATTGGTCGAGCAATGGACGATGCGATTATTTCAGCGGCTACTGGATCAGCAAGCACGGGAAAGGCTGGTACAACAGCAACATCTTTGCCAACAACCCAGCAAATTTTTGCTGATGGCGATGTTGGTTCTGATGGTGGTGGAACAGATGCTGATTTGACAATTGCCAAATTATTATCAGCAAAAGAGATTCTGGACAAGAACTCAGTCGATCCTTCAATCCCACGCTTCATCGTGGTTGGCCCGGCTCAGATCTCATCACTGCTTTCAACGACTCAGGTAACATCGAGTGATTTCAATACTGTCAAAGCTCTGGCTCAAGGTCAGGTTGATTCGTTCCTTGGTTTCCAGTTTATTGTGAGCAATCGTCTTGCACTTAATTCATCGAACAATGAGAGAACTTGTATCGCGTTTGCTTCTGATGGGATTAAGCTTGCGGTCGGTAAAGATGTGATGGCTCGGATTGAGGAGCGTGCTGATAAGAGCTTCTCTACCCAGGTTTACTACTGTGCAACTTTCGGTGCGACTCGCATGGAAGAAGAGAAGGTAGTTTCAATCATCTGTGATGAAGACGCATAAGGAGATAAATCATGGCTAATGTAAATCAAACTCTCGCGTCAAACTTTGTTGCTGATCCCCAGGTCATGTCGCCAGCGCATCAACTGGCTGGTTCAATGCGTGTCGCTTGCGGCACGATTGCTCTGGCTGCTGGTGATCTTAGCGCTACTGATACTGTGATGTTGGCTCCAGTGCCAACAAATGCGGCGGTGATTAGCATCAAGATCTTCTGTGATGATCTGGACTCTGGGACAACCAATACTTGTGATATTGGTCTGTACACTTCAGATGGCGAGGTCACAGCAAAAGATGACGATGCGTATGCGAGTGCGATTACTGATTTACGCGGTGCAATTACCGTGGGATTAGAGGTTGCTTTTGAGGCGCGAGACATCAACAAGATGGGTCAACAGGTATGGCAAGATGCGGGTCTCTCAGCAGATCCAAATGAGCAATACTTCATCGGCCTGAAGTTTGATGCCGCTGGTAATACCGCAGGAGATTTCTCCTTCATTATTACCTACGTTGTCGACTAACAGACAGGGGCAGCAATGCCCCTTTTCTGAGGAAATACGATGGCTTCAGTCGTTGATATATGTAACAGTGCGCTTAACCAGGTTGGCGCGTCGAACATCATCTCACTGACTGAAGACAGTAAATCTGCCCGAATCCTGAACCAGCGTTATGATTTTGTGCGTGATGCTGTGTTCAGGGCTCACCCCTGGAATCCTCTGATCACCAGAGTGGTGTTGGCTCCTGATGCCACCGCACCCGCTTTTGAGTTTACAAATCAGTTCACCTTACCCACAGACCCGTTTTGTCTGCGAGTCTTGAGCTTTGACTTTCACGACATTGTGTATCGGGTTGAAGGCAGGAAGATCCTGTGTAGCGAAGATACGATCAACCTCTTGTATGTTGGGAGAATCACTGATCCAAATCAATACGATACGCTGTTGATCGAGACGATTGCAGCGGCATTAGCTGCTGACATTGCGTATCCTTTGGTGGGAAGTACGACGCTTGCACAGCAGTTCCGAATTATTTATGAAGACAAGCTAAAAGAAGCTCGGTTTGTTGATGCAACCGAAGGAACTCCAGCCAGTATAACCAGTGTCACTGATAGTGGTAGCATTGAGGCAGATACGTTTATCAGATCGAGGTTCTGATGGCGAAGGCGAGCCCCACCTTTTCAAACTTCACCGCTGGTGAGTTGTCTCCTAAGCTTGATGGCCGCACAGAGCTACAAAAATATTTTAACGGTGCAAAGCAACTTCAAAACTTCCTAGTCGTTCCTCAAGGCGGCGCGACGCGTAGACCAGGCACTCAGTTCATTGCAGAGACCAAAACAAGTGCAAATGCTGCAAGGCTTATTCCATTTGAGTTTAACGTGACTCAGGCTTATGTCTTAGAGTTTGGTAACAACTATTTTCGCATATTCAAGGACGGTGGACAGGTTGTTGACGGAAGCAGTAACCCAATTGAGGTAACGACTACCTATACATCTGCTCAACTGCCAGGTCTGAAGTTTGCTCAGTCTGCTGACATAATGTTTATTGTCCACCCAGAGCACAAGCCGAGACAGATCACTCGGACCGATCATGATGCTTGGACGATCACTGATGTGGCATTCCGCCGAGGCCCAATGCTTGATCCACAGCTTGATGGGACGACACTGACCGCTAACGGCAGAACTGGGACGGGTGTGACCATCACAGCAAGTGCAAATACCTTTGCGTCTACAGATGTTGGTCGTCTTGTGAAACTGCATGATGGATTTGCGGAGATCACCGCTTTCACAAGTGCAACGTCAGTCACAGCAACGGTCAAAGAGAATGAGGACCGTCGCTCAGAACTGATGCCATCCATGACCGCGACGACTATTTCTTTTCATGAGGGCGACCCAAGCAGCACAGGTCTTGAGCACAATGATCGCTTACAGGACTCGGCTGGTGGATTCCTGAGTGAAGGCTTCAAGGTTGGGATGAAGGTCACCATTACTGGAAGCACCAGCAACAACAAGACTTCTGCGCTGATTGTCACCGTCACCGCAGATACCATATTGTTTGCGCCTTCCGTTGACCTGGTTGATGAGGCAGCAGGAGATACA